GTATACGGACGCAAACAACTACATCACTCAGGAAATCGGCGCGTCTGACTTCACGTTTGAGCAGGCTGCGTCTGGCACTGTGGACAGCGTGACGGGTGGGAGTATTACGAGCGGCGTGAATGTTCCGTTCAATGTGGCGAGTTATCATGGCAGCACCTTTGTTGGTGGCGCTGTGAGCGGAACGGCCCTGACGGCAGATGAAACCCCGGTGGCATTGGCCGACCAATCCGGCACAGACTTGCAGATCGCCTACGACTTCATGGGAAACGTAAAGGTGGCCCGTGTGTGGGTGAGTGGCATCACAGACGTGACCTCTGGTAACCTTCTGATTGGTGGAGCGACGTCATGAGCATCAACATCAGCACCGAAGACAGCCCCGTCCTTGTCAATGTCGCCCTCTCTGGTGGCATGGTGGACGCCTATGTGCGCTGCGCTGACGAGGCGACCTTCGAGGCTGCTGCCCTTGTTGCTGGCCTGAAATACGAGGTCATGCAGACGGTGGTAGACGAAGAGACCGGCGAAGAAACCACGCAAGGCACAGGTGAATACAAGGTCGCAAAGGGCGTGGAAATCTACCCAATCGGCCCGGTGGTCATCACCCCGGCTGTTCTGGATGAGGACGGCAACGTGACAACCCCTGCTGTAATGGATACCCGGCATCACGTCAATTTCAGGATGGGTGAGCCTGCCATATCCCGCAGGGACAGCTATGGCGTTCTCGAATGGGAAAAGTGGTCGATGGCATGGACTATTGGTGGCGCTGATGACGCCAAGGTCAACAATGCGGAGCAAGGCAAAGTGATGCTTGGCGTCAGCCTCATTGATCCTGACACGATTAGCAGCAAGGCAAGGAGTGTCCTTTAATGGCCGACACGACCACCACCACTTATGGGCTGACAAAGCCAGAAGTCGGGGCATCCGAGGCGACTTGGGGACCAAAACTCAACACCAATTTCGACACCATTGACGACCTTCTTGATGGCACCACGGCGATTGCGCCGAACCTTGTCGGTTGGCAGGTTGGCGGCGTTGCAGTCACAAGCACGGCGGCTGAACTGAACCTGCTGGATGGCGTGACCGCGACCACGGCAGAATTGAATATTCTGGACGGCGTGACCAGCACAGCGGCAGAATTGAACTTGCTTGACGGCGTAACCTGGACGCTGACCAATTACAACGCGCTGACAGCTACGGCGGCAGAATTGAACCTTCTGGACGGGCTAACGGCTGTGTCTGGCGCGGATCTAACCATTGTAACCGGCACGGCTGGCACTAATGGGAATCTGGCGCAATGGAACGCGGACGGCGACGTGGTGGACGGACCTGATGTTCTCGACGAAGACAACATGGCTTCTGACAGCGCATCGGCGGTTCCGACGCAGCAGTCGGTGAAAGCGTATGTTGATAATAGTTTGGGGCCGCAGGTTCAGGCTTGGGCCTTGTTCGATGGCACTGGAACACCGGCCCTAACGGCTGGCAGCAACATTGCCAGCATCACGGACAACGGAACGGGCGACTACACACTTAACTTTTCGTCGGCTTTGGCGAGTGCAAATTACTGTGTGCAGGTATCCATCAAGGAACAAAGCAGCGGGAGTTCAACGTTTGCTTACGTATCGACGCGGGCAACGGGCAGCGTCCGCATCCTTACCAATGCCAACACGAGCGGAGAGAACGCGCAGCCGCAGCCCTATGATGCAGACGAAATTCACGTTTTGATTGTTGGCTAATGCTGATCCCTCTCGACATTCCCCCCGGCGTTAAGCGCGGCGGCACAGAATTGCAGAGCGCGGGCCGGTGGCGTGACGCTTCCCTTGTGCGCTGGACGGACGGCACAATGCAGCCGGTTGGAGGGTGGTCAACGCGCGTCACGGGGACGCTTAACGCTGCTTGCCGTGGCGCTTTGGCGTGGTCTGATAACAGCGCGGATCGTCGGGTTGCCTTTGGCACCTACAATAAGCTGTATGTGTTGTCAGCGTCTGGCACGTTGTCGGATATCACCCCGGCGGGCTTCACGGCTGGCAGCGAAGACGCGGCTGCAAATCTTGGTTATGGTGGCGGGTTCTATGGGGCAGATGCTTATGGAACGCCACGATCTGACACCGCCGCGCTGGCCGATCCTACAACGTGGTCGCTGGACACATGGGGCGAATATCTTATTGCCGCGACAGAAGACGATGGCAACATTTACGAATGGCAACTGAATACTGGCGTTCTGCCAGTGGCTGTAAGCAATGCGCCCACCAGCGTGAGCGGTGCGTTTGTGACTGATGAAAGGTTCCTTGTCGCCCTTGGCGCTGGTGGCGACCCTCGCAAGGTGCAGTGGTCAGACCGCGAAGATAACACGACCTGGACGCCTGCCGCGACAAATGAGGCCGGTGACTTTGAACTGAAAAGCGCTGGATCGTTGAAAAAGGCAATTCGCTGTCGAGGCCAGGCGCTGCTTTTGTCCACATTGGACGCGCACACAATGACCTATGTCGGCCCGCCTTTCGTTTACGGCTTTGAGCGTGTCGGGGAAAGCTGTGGTGTCATCGGAGCTAAGGCGGCTGTTGCGGTCGATGGCGGCGCGTTTTGGATGGGGCGGCGTTCCTTTTACAGCTTCTTTGGCGGTGGTGTTGAAGAACTACCATGCGAAGTGGCTGATTATGTTTTTACCAATCTGAACACGTCGCAGGCGGGCAAGGTCTATGCGGTGAACAACGCGCAGTTTGGTGAGGTTTGGTGGTTCTATCCGTCAACCGCGTCAAACGAATGCGATAGTTATGTCGCCCTAAATTACGGCACAGGCGTATGGATGATTGGTTCAATCGACAGGTGCGCGGGCGTTGATCGTGGTGTTTTTGCTGCGCCGATTTGGGTTTCCCCGGCAGGCGGCATTTACAACCACGAAATCGGCAATCTGTATGACAGCGGGGATGTTTACGCGGAAAGCGGGCCTATTGCGTTCGGTTCCGGTGATGGCGTGATGGTGGCAACGTCGCTGATTCCCGACGAAAAGACGCAAGGTCAGTGCAGCGTTCTGTTCAAAACACGGTTCCACCCGAACGACACAGAACGCGAATATGGCAGCTATAGCATGGCCGCTCCGACTGATGTTCGCTTCACCGGGCGGCAGGTTAGAATGCGCGTCACAGGTGCGGAGGGCGTGTCCTGGCGTTGGGGCATCCCTCGGCTTGAAGCGCGCCAGGGTGGGCGGCGATGAGGCTGCAAAACCCGGCGCAGGGATACAATCGCGCGCATGAACTTGAACGCAACCGGGCGCTTGAACTGGCAGACCGGCAGAACCACAAGCGCGGGCAGGATATCGAAGTTGGCGGCAATGGTGAACGCATCATTCTTACTGATGAAGTAACCGGCGAACGCCGTGAATTGGTTTTGCGCAACGGTGCTTTGGTATTGGGGACGGTATGATTTTTGACCAGCTTGCCCGTTGCCGCCCTTGGATTGAGGCGGCTTTGGAATACAGCGGCGGCACACATACGTTCGACGATATCGCGGCGGGTGTGCTGACTGGTCGCTTTCGGCTTTGGGAACGTCCGAACGGCTGCGCGATAACGGAATTTGTGAACTTCCCCCGCAAGCGCGTTTTGAACGTGTTCTTAGCTGGTGGTGAAATGCAGGCAATCAAGGATCTGGAACACCCGGCGGCAGAGTTTGCCCGCGCAAATGGGTGCCAAGCAATGACAATCTCGGGCCGCGCTGGATGGCAGCGCGCTTTGCCACATTGGCGGCAGGTCCACCAAACGCAGGAGTTGACGCTATGAGCGGAGGCGGCAAAGGCGGAAGCCAAACAACACAGGTTAGCATTCCGGCCTGGGTGCAAGAGGCGGCGCAGAACAACCTCGACCGCGCAGACCAAATCTCGCAGATCGGTTATGTGCCGTACTACGGGCCTGACGTGGCTGCTTTCCAGCCAGCGCAGAACGCCGCGTTTCAGAACACAACGGACGCTCTCGGCGCTTTCGGGATGCAAGGCGCAATGCCCAACATGCCGGAGCCGACGACATTTGCGCCCGGTGTGCAAGGTTACAGCAGCGCACCAATCCTTGAGGCTGCAATGAATGAATTGCAGGTCCGTAGACCCGGCCAATATGACGCGATTACGGGAATGTTCATTGATCCGGTGACGGGGCAGGGCGGCTACACCCCGGCACCGCAAGCGGCAGCGGGCGGCGGCATCACGCAGCCTTCGGGCGATGGGTGGATGGAAGAGCAACGCAACAATGCGTTTTTCGACGCAAATCGCGTTGATAACGTCAACCCGTTCGGCGCGGGGGGAATGTTTAACGGCATGTCAGGCGGCGTGTTCGGTGATGGTGGTTTCTTTGATGACACCCGGTTTGATCTTGGTTTGATCGACGGAGACGGTCGGTTGGGTTTTATGGCTGGCGACGGGCGCGATGGCGGCGGTGGCGGCGGCGGGAAAGGCGGATAACATGGCAGGCGGTGGACAGAACGTTTATCAGGCAAGCGCTCAAGGTCTTGGCGCGGCTGGTGCAACAACGGCGGCAGGGATGGGGTTCAATCCCGGCAGCTTGCAGGGCGCGGACATTGCGGCCTATCAGAACCCTTACACCGACCAAGTGGTGAACAATGGGCTGAACGACATAGAGCGGTCGCGGCAGATGGCAATCAACGACACGGGCGCGGCGGCATCGGCGGCGGGCGCTTTTGGCGGGTCACGGCATGGCGTGGCGGAAAGCCTGACAAATGACAATTACGCGCGGCAGGCAACGCAGTTTGCCAGCGGGCAGCGTCAGGCCGGGTTCAACAACGCGCAGCAAGGCGCAATGTTTGACATAAACAACCGCATGGGCGCAAACGCGCAGCGGCTACAGGCGGCGGGCCAGCTTGCGGGAATGGCGGGGCAGGCGTTCGGCATGGGGCAGCAACTGAACCAAAGCCAGATGCAGCAGGGCCTTATGCAGCAGGCGCTACAGCAGCAGATTATCGACGCCGGGGCGGGGCAATACCAAGGATGGGCAAACGCGCCGCAGACGGCGCTTACGTTGCCTCTGGCGGCGCTTGGGGCTATCCCGAACGGTGGCGGCAGCACGTCAACGCAAAGC